CAAGTTCAAGATCCTGGTGGAATCTGGACGCATGAAAATCCGCAGCAAACCCTTGATGAGCGAGCTAAAAACCTTTGTGGCACACGGCTCAAGCTATGCTGCCAAACCCGGAGAAACTGACGATCTCGTGATGGCCAGCCTGTTGGTTACCCGCATGCTGATGCTGTTGCAGACCTATCATGCAGATCTGGACTCACACATGAAAGATCACGGGGATTCCATAATAGAGCCCATGCCATTTATATCTATCTTGAGATAACGCTAAATACACAACTATGGCTACAGAGAATACACTATCACAACAACTGCTGGATCTGCTGGCAACTCGCAATTTGCATCCAGAAATGCTGGATCGATCAGGCCGGCCAACTGACGCACCAGAAGCCAAAACATTTACTTTTGACTATGAAGGTGCATCGGGCAAAAACTATGGTACCATGGTTATTGTGTTGGACTCAGACAACGAAATGAAGATCATGTACGGCGACAATCTGGGTCGTACCATGGAAGGCACGGACAAAAACGAGTTTTTTGACTTTATACAGCATCTCAGCAAAAAAGCCACAATGAATCGTTGGACACACACTATAGCAGATATCAGCCAACTCAAGCATACCATGCAGGGACTTGCGGCCATACAGGAAGGCCTGTTTGAAGGCTACTATGGCAATCGCAACATCAGCTATGCTGGAGCGCCCACACAGGCCAGACTCAAGATCAAGCACAGTCAACCCCTGGGCGAAAACGACGCACGTTTCCGTCATGTGGAAAGCCTGTTTGTGGAAACAGCAGATGGTGAATGTTTCCGCCTGGGATTCAGAAACCTTTCAGGTGGCAGAGCCATGCTAGAACATGTGCGACAGGGCGGCAAACCCTATGATATTCGCGGTTGTCATCTAACTGAAATAGTAAATGAAATTGCCACGCTGGCCAGATTCAATCGTGCCAGTACTGGACGAGTACTGGAAGGTGTCACACAAGAAGTGGTATCACAGGCACAGGTCTACTACAAACAACTGCGTGAAAATCTCAAGAGAATGAGCACCAGTCGTGGATACTCCAAGTACTTTGAGTCCTGGCATCCTGCAGACATTACCGAACAAGAAGAGCTGGTGGAAAACATCAAAACATTGTTTGTGGAACAAACAATCGACACAAGAATTGAGCAAGCACTACCGTTGCTGGCCAAAATACAACAAGGACTTGATATGAAAGAAGCAAAAATATTTGAATCGTGGATTGACAACCTGGCTGAAGGCACCTGGAATCTTCCCGAGACTCCAGAACAACTGGACAAACTAAAAACCATGATGGCATCTGAATTGATTGTGGGCCCTGATGCTATCAATGCAACAGAACAACTGTATGACCTAGTGGGTGATGATATCTTGTTTGATCGATTGAGTGAACTGGCTGAGAAAGATCCCAGAGCCAATGCCTGGAACGATACAGAAGTTATGAATCGCCTGGCCGAACTGGGTATTCAAATGCCTGAGCCTTCTGTACCTGGCAATCCTGCTGAACCAGCGACAGCCCCTGTTGCAGCAACACCAGCAGCACCGGTTGCAGCAGCACCAGCGCCAGTACCAGTGGCGGAATCCGCAGAACTCAACACCATGCTGAAGTATGCTGGCATTCCATTAAGAGAAGGTGTATTAGATGATGTTAGAGCAAGAATGGATGCAAGACGCAATCCTGCTGCAACTCCTGCTACTGCACAGCCGGTACAATCTCCTACTACACAGGCACCTAAATTCAAAGTTGGGGACACTGTGAGTTTTGGTATAGGTAGAGGCGTACCAAGTACCGGTACAATTACTGCTATGGGTCCAGGCCCTACTCAACTGACTGTTAAAACTGCTGAGGGTGAGAATCAATTAGATACTAGAATGAAAAGTTTGTATCTACAGTTAGCAACGGCAACAACATCTGCAGAGTCCCAACAATCAACACCTGATCTGCCGCGGGCAGAAGTGGTGTCCACAATGGGCATGCCTAGCCGATCTCTGATTGGTTATAAAGACAACACATATACACCTTCGGGACCATATACCAAGGCGCCAGAGGGTGCAACCGGAACACAAGTACTTGTGCCTGCCGCAGCATTTGGTATTAGAAGCATGGGCGATGTTGTTGCTTTGCTAACTGACGATGGTACAGCATACGCTGAACAACCGATAAAAGTGTCTAATCCTTTTGGTCGAGCAGCAGGCGGCGCAAGTCGTCGGCCAGAATCAACACAAGGATTAGACGAAGCCGGCGAATGGAAAGCTGAAGCCGAAGACTTTAAAGAATGGTCAAACCATGTCAAAAACGAGTTGCTGGATGTTGCGCCAAGTCAACGCTTTGCTATGGCAAAACGATTAAGTCAAATTGAGATGAAACATTTTGGTGCTGGCCAAGCAGCAACTTCATTTAATAATCAAACTGGCGCATCTACTGGCAACAGCAGCGGTATGACAACCACGGTGCAACACATCTTGGATGCAATCAACGATGGTAAACTTACAGCAGCAACTTCGTCTGCTGCCACTGCTGCTATAGCCAGTGCCGGAACCACACAACAAACACCTTTTGGATCAGTTACTAGACCAGCAGGTCAACCAGATCCGTATCAAGCATCACCAGCTTTGGCCAGCGGCGACCGTCCGGCTGCTGTTGCCGCACAAAATCGACCAAGACCGCAGCAAGGCGGCGGTAGCATCCGGATATTAAGAACTGAACAAGACTGGGAAGAGGCTCTAAATGATCCTGATAGAAATCGAGACCTAGGTGCTGATGGCCCAACGACTGCTGCTGATTTCGGGGCAGCAATGGCAAAATTGCCAAGTTGGAAAGTAATGCTGTCAACTATTCTGTTAGGGCTAAAACTTCCTATCGTTGGTGACAAGATAAGAAATATACTAACATCCAAGATGAAGGATGAGTTTGGGGTCTCTATGTCTCCTAAAGAAGTAATAGAATACATGGGGCATGTTAGAAATACTGCACCCGACCAAATTGTACCACCAGCTGTTTGGAAGTTTGAAAAAGACGGCGGCGATTATGAAACTGCGCTTGAACAATTGCCGGATGACGCAGTATCTGTTCGTCCAGCAGAAGTCATGTCTTCTATTGCAAACGATTTGATTTCAGCAGGTGTTGCCCAAGAAATCAAGCCAGAAGATGAAACTCCAAGTGGCGCAGGTGCGTTTGGTAATATGGCATCACAATTGACAAAAAAGGATGAACCAGTGGCAGAATCTACAGAACTCAACACCATGCTGAAGTATGCTGGTATCCCAGTGGCCGAAAGCCGTGTGCTGGACGAAGCGGGCGAAACAATTGATCACATACTGAATCGTTTCAAACACGAAGTTGGTCAGTTTGAACAAGGCAACGACCTGGATTCTGACTTGTATGACGCACTGTTTGACTACTATTCAGACAAGGGCGAGATACCATATGGCATTGCCAAAGCTCGCACAGGCGATCCGTTTAGCTGGGTCAGCGACAAACTGGCCGATCATCTTGGTGTGAACGAAGGATGGAAGGGTGCAATTGCAGGCGGCCTAGCAGGCGGAGCACTGGGCAGTGTAGTGCCAGCACTGGGCACATTAGCTGGAGCAGCCGCGGGCGCCTACGCTGGTCATAAACTGGGCGACCAAGGATTTAAAGATCCTGATGCAGAGTACAAAAAGGCACAAAAGCTCAAACAACAACCTTCAGTGGACGAAGCCGATGCAATCTCCACATTTGAAGTCATGAGCGGGTTTGATGCACCAGTTGCTGAAGGTTCATGCAACATGACGTCAGAAGGTGCCTACTGTCCAGAACACGGCCTGGCCGAATGCGGCGGTGGTGGCATGTATGAGTCCCGTGAAGGCGACGCCATGCTGGCCAGAATAAAATCTCTGGCTCTGATCAGATAACATAAATAAAACAAAGAAGGGCGTGTAGTGGCATGCCCTTCCGTAAACAACTAGATAGGCAAAGTTCACTACCTTTAGTGGTAGGAAACACAGACAAGCTGTGTTAAAATAACCTTGTAGGCAGCATTTAAGTTTATACTTAAATTTTAAATCATATTAACGCACAGAAAGGCAACACAATATGGCATCACTAGCAGAAATCCGCGCACGGCTACAGGCCGCAGACAGCAACAAAGGTGGGCAATCCACTGGAGGCGGCGACAAATCAATTTACCCACACTGGAACATGGAAGAAGGCAAAGAAGCCGTACTTCGTTTCCTGCCGGACGGTAACACAAAAAACACATTCTTTTGGGCAGAGCGAGCAATGATTCGACTGCCATTCAATGGCGTCAAAGGTGAAATGGACTCCAAACAAGTCATGGTTCAAGTGCCATGCGTTGAGATGTGGGGCGATGCTTGCCCAATCTTGGCAGAGGTACGCACCTGGTTCAAGGACAAGAGTCTGGAAGACATGGGTCGCAAGTACTGGAAAAAACGCAGTTATATTTTCCAGGGCTTTGTGCGTGAGAATCCCATCGGCGACGACAAAACACCGGACAATCCTATTCGCAAGTTCATCATTGGACCTCAGTTGTTCACCTTGATCAAGGGTGCCCTGATGGATCCAGAACTGGAAGAATTGCCAACTGACCTGTTGCGTGGACTGGATTTCCGCATTGCTAAAACAAGCAAGGGTGGATACGCAGACTACAACACATCCAAGTGGGCTCGCAAGGAATCGGCCTTGACCGAAGCTGAACAGGCTGCTGTGGCCGCACATGGCCTGTATGATCTCAGCACATTCTTGCCCAAGAAGCCCAGCGCAGTTGAGCTCAAGGTGATCAAGGAAATGTTTGAAGCATCAGTAGATGGACAGCCCTACGATACAGAGCGTTGGGGTCAGTACTTCCGTCCTGCTGGTGTCAACGCACCTGCTGGCAGTTCACTCACAGTGGATGGACACGGCGATGTCCATGACACACCTGCCAAGCCTGCAGCATCGACAGCAAACTTTGACGAAGATGTTGACACAGCAGAAAAATCTTTTGCTGCTGAACCTGTTGCTGCTCCAAAGCCAGCACAGAAGGCTGAAGACATTCTAGCTATGATTCGGGCTCGACAAACCAAGTAATGCAAACTCCTCTATATACAGAGTTGTTTCAAAATCAGTGTGAAGTGGTAGAGATGCCACTTCACACTCAATGGATTTACTTGATCCAAAAAAATGGAAGCAGCAGTTTGAGAGGCATCGCCGAGAGAGACAATCTCTCGGTGCTTGTTGACGAGCAACTGAAATCTTTAAAATTTGTCGATGTATACATTCGCAATGCCA